AGTACCACTAATCTTTAACGTATCTCCAATTTTTATTTTGCTTTGAGTATCACTACTATCAGATGTATATATAGTACTATTAGAGTGACTAGTACCACCTGTTAGTTTCATATATTGTTTTTTAGGTACAGCCATAATTACTCAGTATCTGTTACAGGAATATATGGAATAGCATCTGTTCTTGTAGATGTTTTATTAAAACTTATTTCACCATTGCTAGTACCAATGGCTAAAGCAGTTCCAGATTTAGTTTCTGTTATTGTTTGTGCGTTACTTAATCCGTGGTCTGATTCAAAATAAAAAGCACCAAAACCACCAGCATTAATAGTTCCATCACTAAAATCTTTTAAATTTACATAACTAGTATTAGATATATATTCTGTTAAATTAGTAGAGCCGTCATTTGATTCTATATGAGCATAGAATCCACCAGCTGTTTTTATTTTACCAATAGCATCTATAGAAAAATTATTTATATAACTAGATTCATTTTCAGTTATATCTCTAGGGTCACGTTTTGTATTCATACCACCTGAAAAATCACGTATGATTAGTTTTTGTTTTGGCATTACGTTATCCTTTTATTTCTACGTGAACTAAATCATCGAAACGGTTATCTTTTGTTTCACCATCACTATCCCAGTCTCCTCCCCAACGTACTGGTATATTTAATTGTTGTCCAATGCCACGTATCATTCCACCCATATAATGAAATCTATCTCTATCTTCCCAGTCAATAGGGTATGGTGCTACGTCTACAGCTTTGCCTTCAATATGTTTAGAAAACTTTGTTTTACTTGCACCTTGCTTAACTAATTCTTCTTGTCTTTCTTTTGTGCGTAAACCTTCTATAATAGTTACGTCCATAATTTTAACAAGTTCGTTAAGTACGTTTACAAGTTTAGCATCAACGCCTTTTAATCTTTCTTTAGAGCGTTTACCAAATCTTGGCATTACTTACCCCAAACCATACGTATTGCTACAGATAAAATATCCATACTTTCTTTTGCAATCTCTTGCTTTTCTTTTGCAGTAAGCTTACCATCTTTCATAGCTTCATTATATTTTTCAGCTACGTCTTTAAATTCTTTTAAGATAGGTCTCCACTTTACAGCAACCATACTCATATAACCACCAATTAAAATAGCAGCTAAATATGCTGCGTTACTTAACGATAACCATTCCATTATTTTTTCTCCTTTAGTATTTGTTTTATTTCCGCAATGTCTTCCATCATTACGTCTAATTTATATGTAATTAATTCTCTATCAGCAGCTACGTCTCTTATGTTTGCTTTTGTTTCTAATTCTTTACGTATCATATCTACATCATACTGCATAAAACCAAAAGCTAGTATCATTGAACACACTAACGTAATAATAGTTATAATGTTTTCAATAGATATATTTGTATTCAATTTCATTTTGCCTTTCTTACTTTTCTAGCAACTGATTTACTATACTTTGCTCTTTGTTTTCCAGCTTTACTAGCTGCCCGTTTCTTTTTATTTGTACTTGCCTTTTGACTTTTAGTAAGACTTTTACGTACTGACTCTGGTAAATATCTTCCACGTTTTTTCTTTGGTTTTTTTTTATCACCTTTACTTACGTAATCCCATTTTTGTTTAGACCATTTACTTAAGCTGTTACTAGAAGATTTTTTACCCCTATATCCGCCACCTGCTTTTTTATAACGTGCCGTAGCAATTTGCGCTTTACGTGCAGACCATTGACCCTTACTTCCACCTTTGCTACCAGACTTAACACTAGAAACAATACGTTTCCATAATGCGGGTTTAGTTTTAGTAGCTGATTTAGTAGCCATTATTTCTTTTTATGTTTTGCTTGTACTTTAAATGATGCCATTAAAGTAGCACCTTTGTGCGCTTTATAACCACCACTAGGATTTTTCATTAACTTAAAACCTCTACCAGCTTTCATCCAATGAAATCCTGCTGGTGCTTTTACTTTTTTATTCATTACCATTTAACCTTATGTGACCAATACCTAGCAGAAAGTTTACTAGGTTTTGAATCTTGTGCATTATGTCTAGCATAATACGATTTACGTCTTGCTTTATCTTTTTTTGATTTAGGATTTTTACCAGCACCACGTACGCCTTGCTGTCCAAAACGTATTAACTTTGTAGTTTCTCCAACTTTAGCAACTACTACGTGTGATTTTTTAGGATGACTAGGAGTTCTTTTAGGTTTATTATAACCACTTACTCCAGCACGTTTTAACTTAGCGTCTTTCTTTTTTGGCATATTATCTCCTAATGTTTTCCATTTAATCTACTTATAATACCTTTTATTTCCGATACCTGATTATCAAGGTCATTAATTTCCTTCGTAATCGAATCAAACTTCCTGTCCAACTTGTCGTCACTCTGATTCCAGCGGTTAATAAGCTTAATAACCATACCTTCCATATTCTCAAGTGTTTCACTTTGACCTCTATTCTCTGTCTTCAGGTCTTGTAAATTTTCTTCCTGCGCAGACCCTCTTTTGTTCATAGAGAATACCATATACACTAGCAAAGCCCCTACGACACCTATCATACCCGCTTCGCTGTAGACTTCTAAAAAATTCATTCTTCTTCTTCTTTTTGTTTTGTTTTACATTCATCACATAAACCGTGCATAGCTACAGATATTGGATTATCGCATTCTATACAATGAAAAGGCATCGGCATTACCGAACTCTCCGCAGTTCTCTGTTAATAAAATAGTTATGATTAAAGTCATCTTCAGTTAAGATTACTTTCTTTTCCTTTTTTTCTTTCCCCAACTTAAAGGATTTAAATTTAATTCTGTTTGATACCATTCTAATTGTTCTTGCATTTGTGTTATTTTTTTATCTTCTTCTTCTATGTGCTTACTTACAAGGTCTTCAATGTTGGTATCAGCAAGTTCAACTCTTCGCTCAAGTTCTCCAATCCTGTTTTCAATACGTAAGTAGCCCATAACAAGGATGCCAACTCCCACGATAATTTGCCCAAGCCACTTAATGTTAAGACTGATACGAAAGTTATCATCAATCTTTGCCATACCGACTGACCTGTACGTTTTTTCATCACTCATACCTCATATCCAGCGATTGACCAACCACTATCACAACTACCAATAAGTATTAAACCACCAAGTACTACAAATAAAAATGCTATTATAGAAATATAATCTTTCCAATCCTCATTCATAATACCATCCACCAAGCAGCTGCTACTTCAACAAATATATCTGATGCAGTATTAATTGCCCATCTTTGTTTTGTACCATACGTTTCTTCTGTACCTTCTACGTACACTTCAAATATTTCCCACGCAATACCTATTATAAGTACCCATAAGACCGCCCATAAATCTGATGCACCTAACCATTGTGCTACTTTTGCTATAAATAATCCAGCTGCTAAATGATAAGATGTCCACCCATCTAATGCTCCTGAACTAACTTGCCATCCATAAAACGTTGCTAAAGGATTTTTCATATTATTTCTTTATATGTTTTGCACCAAAGTTATCTACAATCCTAGATAACAATTCTGCTTTAGTTTCACTATCACTATACGTAATACTTCTCATATCATACCACGCTTTTATCTCTGCCTTAGTATTTGATTCATCAGGGTATTCAGATTGTAATGTAGCAATACCACCTATTACTTGATGTTTGCCCACTATTAATCTACCGTGACTATCACTATGAACTTTTTCACATTCATCTACATAGTATTCTTCTATGTTTTTAAAACTATCTGAACGCTTTACAACTTCACCATCAACTTCTACAAAATAATCATAACCACCAGAAGGGTAAGTCAAAGTCTCGACAGTCCCATCAGCATACGTTTTAGTACGTACAGCATTAGGAGTCGTGTTACGATGTAACCTAATTCGATGACCTTGACTACACTTCCTTATAATCATAGCTTACGCTTCAGCTTCCTCTTCTTTATCTTCAGCAAGAGCTTCACGAAGTTTTTCTATGAACGCATCTTTACCAACACTTAACTGGTCTAAGTTAAACTGCATTGAGTTCATCTTATTCTGTAAGTCATTAATGTGGTTAAGTAATGCTTTTTGTTCATCTGTCATATCCTCGATTACGTACTCTTTGTCATCGAAAGTTAAAACAGGCTTTTGTTCTTTTTCTTTTTTAGCCATTATTTAGCTCCTTTGTTTGTTAGTTAAAATCTTTACGCTTGGTCAACCCAAGTACCGCTAATAGAATCAATTAACCATCCATCTCCATTTAATCCCACTAGTTTTACAAAGTCTCCTTGATTTTGAGTTGCTTTTGTATTTATAATATCTTTGCCATCAGTTCCAACAGAACCTGCTATATTAGTTAAAAACTTATCATTAGCATCTGGAGAAATAGTAAGTAAAGCACCACCATCAGCAGCCTTATTAACAATAATAAATACCGCTCCTATTTGAACTGCTGGAAGTGTTATAGTTTGAGCATCCGCACTAACAGTTACATACTTACCTGATTGAACAGACATTGCATTATATGTTAATGTAACGCTATTTTGATTTGTTGGAGTTAAGTCATTTACTAACGCTCCACTATGTACTACTGCTCCACTATCAGAACCCATATAAACATCAGTTACTGCTGAATTACCAATGACTGCAGAATTATCTGCTAACCCAGTTGTAGATGCTCCAATGACAATTTGATTAACTGCTCCGTGAGCACTTGCATCAGCGTCATAACCTATCATAGTATTAGTGTTACCAGCTTGAATTACATTTCCAGCACTTGTTCCTATAGCTACATTATCTGCTCCAGTACAAACTCCTAAAGCTCCATATCCGACAGCTACATTATCATCATCTGCATTACCACTAAGAGATGCTTCTCCAATAGCAACATTTCTATTTCCATCTATGCAATGGTCAGCAACGTTATGACCTATATAAACACAAGCTGAACCAGTAGTGTGTCTTAATCCAGCTTGATATCCAATGGCGACATTCCCAGCACCTGAAGTAAGAGCAGTAAGAGCTAAAGAACCTATAGCAACTGTGCCATCTGTTGTTGTTTGACCTGCACTAATTGCTGTACCGCTATTATGACCTATTAAAACATTATTAGATGAAGTGGTCATTGTCGCTCCAGTACTTGTACCCATAGCAACATTTTGATTGCCAGTAGTAAGGGCAAAAAGAGATGAAGAACCTATCGCAGTATTTCTATCTGAACTATTATTATTAATACTTTTTAATGCTCTAAAACCTAACGCAGTATTATCTGATGCATTAGCTGAACCACAATCAACCATTGTTTCATAACCCACCATAGTATTTCTAAAAGCATTAACATCATTTAGACCAGTCATTGATTTATAACCAATAGCTGTATTACCACTACCATCAGTTGCAGTACCATCGTGACCATTAGTTGTATCGTTAGCTTTGTAAGCATCTTTACCAATAGCAACAACATTATAATCTGTAGTAATTTCGTAACCAGCATTTGCTCCAAGAACTACATTATTTTGACCTGATGTAATAGAATCAAGTGAGTGTTTTCCTACTGCTACATTTAATTGACCACTAGTTACCGCATTCATTGAAAAAGCACCTACTGCAACATTTCCATCATTATTAGTACTTGGTGCACCTACACCAGCTTGAGCACCTAAGTAAGTATTATTTTTACCACCTACATTATGATATCCTGCACTATCGCCTACATAAGTGCTATAAGTAGAACCACTTGCAATTTGCATTCTTGCAGCGTCTCTACCTATTGCGACTGTAGAAGTTGCTGTAATTTCAGCTCCTAAAGCATTATAACCTATTGCCACATTAGTGCTTCCAGTTGTCAAAGCATCTCCAGCATATGTTCCTAATACAGTATTACTAGCACCAGTTGTGATACTTTTTAATGCATCAACACCTACAGCAACAGAACCAACTGGTCTAGAAAAAAATGTAAGAGTTTGATTTACTTGAGCACTTCCAGCAGAAGTAACTTGATTTAATTCAAAATGAGTCGGGTCTGTAATAGAGGCTATATACGAACCGGGTTGTATATGAGTACCAGTTACTCCTAATCCAACTACAATATTCGCATTTGCATCGTGAGCTACTGTTGCGTCTGCAGAACCACCAGCATTCCAATCACAAGTCGAATCTGAAAATGATGTTCCTGCTAAAGTGTTTACACCCACCGCAGTATTATATCCACCTACAGTATTACTCGATAATGAAGATTTTCCTATTCCTGTATTACTTTCACTACTACTAATTTGATAACCTGCAGTACTTCCAACAAATGTATTATCACTACCAAGATTAGTATTTCCTTGACCTGAAGCACTACCGATAAATGTATTATCATCTCCACTTGTTGTTGTATGCCCAGATAAATCTCCAAGAAATGTATTCCTATCTCCAGTAATATTACTACCAGCAGCAGCACCAAAAATTGTATTATCTGTACCACTATCATTATTACTAAGACTAATGCGAGAGTTGCCATCGACTATAAATCGTTTAGTCCCACCAGTACCAGTAGCACCTTGAGCAACAATAAAAGATGAATCAGTACTTCCATCAGCATCAAAATTTATATATACCCTATCATCTGAATTTATTGAGCCGTGTAATGCTCCATTCACTCCAATATATATATTTTTAACATCAAGAGTTGCGTTTCCAGCAACATTTCTAGGGGATGTTGTACCAATGCCAAAGTGACCATCACCTTTTAATGTCATTTTTGCACTACCAGCCATTCTAAATTGCATAACTGAATCGGCATTATCATAAGAGTTATTAAACCACATTTGTGTAGATGCTGCTTCAGAGTAACCAAATTCACCTCTATAAGCTGCATTGTCACTAATTATAAGCGATGGTGTACTAGTGCTTGTTAAATCTACACCAAGCGATAATAAAGCATTAGGCGAGGATGTGCCTATGCCAATTTTGCCATCTCCTGTAATATGTAATCTATTAGTTGCATTTGTTCCAAGTGCTAAAGGATTGTCTCCTTGACCAAAGATTTGCAATGCAGTACTTGCATAAATAGCTGATTTATTTGAAAAACCACTAAGAGTACTAAGAGCTGTATGAAGCCCTAATAAAATAGTACCACCTGAATTTTTTAAATTAAAAGTACCAGTCATTCCTGAAGCTGGTACTACATTCACCGAACCACCATCATTTATCTTAAAATCAGTATTACCCGCTGAAGAAATAGTTAATCTATCTGTTGCGTAAGCTCTTAAAGAAAATTGATGCTCTGTTATTGTTCCAATATGGGCACTATTATGATTGTTTGAATATTCTGAAGATGCATTTCCAGTTCTTGATAATTTTATATTTGCAGTACCACCATATTTTTCAAGTTGAAGTAAATAACTAGCATTATCAGTTGGAGGATTATCACTTGCATCTCTTGTTCCAATATTTACTCTAGTAGCTGCAAGTGTACCTGAAATAGTTTCATCATAAGAAAGACTACCACCTCCTTGAACAACTAAGTCACCACTTATAGTAACGTCACCAGATATTGTACCACCTACTAGTGATACGTTTAATCTACTGTTTGCAGAATCTAATACAGCGTTTAATGCTTCTTGAGATGTGTGTGAAAGTGCGGCAACTGAATTGCCTGAAGAATCTAGAAGTACTTTATTTAATACTTCTTTTGTTGTAAACTTGTGTAAGTCAGCCATTATTGACTCCTACGTATTCCACCACCACCGCTTATAGCATTATATAAAATATCTTATATAATTTAATACGTACGTATTATATATATCAAGATAGTATATTATATATATTATTGAAAGTTTGCAGGTAAAATAGAACGAAGACCACCAGTTTTTTCACGTCTTCTATCACCAAATCTACGTACAGTTTCTAAAAATTTACTTCTATGCATTTGTGATAGTTGCATTGATACAGCAGCTCCTTCTCCCATTTGCGTACCAGTTCTATCCATATATAAACACATTTTTACGTAATCAACTATTGCTAAATGAAAAGAATTATCTATATCTGGCGTATCTGTTATAGCTGTTACTTTTTTAGGGTCTGCCCAATAATGAAGAACTAATCCATTAGCAACTGCGTGGTCTAAAGGTTGCCACATTTTTCTATCTGTACGTGATTCTCCACTAGATGAATAAGAAGATGCAACTCCTATTGCATCTCCTTTTAAAAAGTATACTACTCTATCTTCTGGAAAATTTATATTACTAGCCATTAATCTGGTTCTTCTATTGCTGGTTCTGGTTCTATCTCAAATACTAAAACTTCTCCATTTAAAAGTCTTGGTATCTTTATATAATCACCATTACTATCCATAAAATCTACTCTATAAATCTTATTAAGTTCAAGTGCATTACCACTAGAATCATTTGCACTATCTGACAAATCATAATACGTTTGACCTGCTACTATATTAATTTTAGCAGACATACTTTTAGTTGAGTATAAACCGCATTCAACTAATGCATCATTTATTAATGACATAATGTAAGCTTCTGGTGCATCTGGAAATACCTGACGTACTCTGCTAATTATTTGTTTTACTGTTAATGAATGTACTGCCATAATTACCTCGCTAAGTAAGCCAATCCTTTATCATAATCAGCTTGTAGTTTTACTTGTTGTTGTGCATATATATTATAATTACGTTGATTATTTTCAAGATTTTGAGAATAGGTTTGCACTTCAGTAGTTACTTGAGAACTATATTTATTTAATTCTGCTAAAAATTTAGATACTAAATCATCATTATTTTGTATAGCTGCTTGTAAAGTTTGAGATTTATTTTGTAAATCTAAAGCTTGGTCTTGAGCTTTGTTAAATTTATCTACATCAGTAGTCTGAGCTGCTTCTTGTTGCGCATCAGCTGCATCAAGTTGAGCTTGTGTTAATTCAACTTGTAAATCTGTATTGTGCTTTGCTAGTTCCGCTTGAACATTAGCTTGATACTTTGAATTTTCTTTATTGAACTCGTTTAATTCATTTTGAATATCTGTTCTATATGAATCAAGTAATTGATTTTGTTTTTGTAATTCTACAGATGCTAATTCAACATCTTCATTAGTACCAAGCATTGTATCAAAATTATTACCACTTCCAAAATTAACAGTAGTAGCAGGTTTACTATACGTAGGAACATCGCCACTAATGTCAGCTTTTGAAACGGTAGAAACAGTAATTGCACCTACAGAACTAGAACTTGCATCTGAATTACTAGCATCACTATACGATATAGTTGCTAGACTAGGCGCACTTGGTGCAGATGCAGATATAGTTAAATCTGATTTTATTATACTACTTATTTTATTTTGTAGAGATTTAATAGACGCATATAGCGGTACTAAGTATTCTGCGTCATCAGGAAATTTTGCAATAACAGAATCTCCAAAAGCTACTGTTGGGTATGTTAATGTTTCTATGATTGCAACGTTAGAACCTGTAGGTGTTGGTATAATTTTTAATATATTGTTTTCTATATAATAAACAGGGTCAGTAACTGAAGCTGCTATCATATCACTAGCATCTAAAGCTCTACCACTTAAGGCTGGAGATATTCTTCTACAAGGTTGATTTATTGTTCCGTCGCCCCTGATTACACTAAATACTTCTGAGCCTAGTAATATTAATTCAACCAGTCCAGCACCACCATTTAAAGTATTAGAAGTAGTAAACATTTCTTGTTTGTTTCTAGGTAATACATTTAATACTTCTTTAGCACCATCAGTTAAAAACTGAGATACTTCATTTTGCGTAGGCGCACTACTGCCATCTATTGAAAGACCTGTAAGTCCTTCTACTTGTACTTCAAATGTTGCCATTAATATCCGTACTTCTTCTTAGTTATTTTCTTTTTAATTGCTTTTTTTCTTTTAGCTGGTTTTGCTTTTTTCTTTTTCTTATACATCATACTTTATATTTCCCCATTTTTGTTTTTGCATTCTTTTTACAGAAGTATCCATATCCTCTGTTCTAAAATCTATTTGGTCTTTACGTATTGCAGTAGCAAAAGCGTTACCTTCTCTAATTACAAATTGCGTAGAGTATAAAGGTTCTGAAGCTTTTTCTCCACAACTACGACAATAGAACCATCCTTCTTTGTTTGGTTCACCACAATTTATACATTTTTTTTCCATACTATTCCTTAGTTTAGTTTTGGGGAGAAACTTTTATTGAATCTCCCCACAGTACTATTAAACTGTTATCCTTATGTATTCGGATTATTAAGCACTTGCTGATTCAACTAATACAACAGTACCGATTGCAACTGGAACATATCCGCTTAAATGCCAATTTGTTCCATCGCAAATTAATGTTATTCTCAAACCTTCAATAGCCTGAGAAACAGAACCATCTACGGTTATTTTTGAAAGACCATCAAAATCATCTACTGTACTATTAGCACCACCAGCAACAATATAACCATAAATATCAGTTCCATTTGCTCCAGTTGAAATACTGAAATCTGCATCATCATCTGAATTAACAGTAAAGCAGAAATCATAACTACAACCAGCAATATCGTCTGATACAGTTGGTAAAGTTAAAGCTACATTGTTATCTACAGCGGACATATCAACTGCAAAAAGAGTTCCAGACTCAGAAGCTAACAGCGTTCTTGAAACAGCTGCTTCGTTACTAATTTTGGAAAAAGCCTTTTCACTAGTTTGAAATGCACCACTTGCACTATTTGCTTTATCACTTCTCATCTTATACTCCTTCTAGGTCGTACAATGCGTGAGACTCAGGAAGACAAACTTCAAGACCTGCTTCGGTAAGAATCATATCTTTTCTTAAGTCTTCGTCTTTTGACTGTACGTCTGTTACGATTTGAGTATCTCTGTTATAACCATTTCCAATAAGAGGTCTGTACATTAAGTACTTCATATCAGCCATAAGCATATAACTTGCGCTGATACCTCTGAATAGAGGCTCTTTAACTAGATTAAGGCTACCGTGAACAGTATCAATCATCATTACTTTATGTCCAAAAGAACCAGTACGAGACTCAAGTCCGTAAGGGAAACCTCCAGAGTTATGACCGATTGATTCATCAAGGAATTTACCATCACCTAGTTTGTTGAAAAATGAAATAACAGGTAGTGAACAAAGTACTAACTTATCACCTGAACTACCACGAGCAGGGTCAAAAATGACCTCAAGGTCACTTAATAGTCTGTCATAAGTAAGTTCACTATCAGCTACCCTTCTATAATAAGGTTTACCTGAAGAGTATGAAAAGTTATCAGTAGCTTCGTGTAATGGGTCTACATTTTTTAAAATGTGACCTATAATACCTTCTGAGTATTGGATTCCACCAACACGTGCTTTCTGTCCAAAGAGCATTGCTCTTTCAATATCTACTTTATGCTCACGTAGTTTTTCTGACCAAATACGATTCCATTCGTATTCGTAACCTCTGAATCGAGTTGCTAATGCAGTTCCAGTCATCTCAGCAGCTGTTTTAAAGATTTGAGTATATCCATAATTATCTTCAATTTCTGTTGAGAAAACATCAGGCGCACCAGAACCTTCTTCAAAAGAAGTACCAATTACTTGACAAGGGTCATCATCAGCTATTGTTCCAGCTCCAGCGGGACCTGTATTAGAAATAGAAACAACTTGTCCTGTAAAAGAACTAGATGTTCCTGCATCAACAACTCCTGATGCAACTCTAACAATAACATTAGCTAAACCAGTACTAGCATCAGCAGTTTGAACTGCAAACACCATACCTTTTTGTAGCCAGTCAATAGAAGCTGGAGACGAAGCACCATCATCTACTGAAAAACTATAAGAAGAACCAGCAGCTACAGCACCGGGTGCATTAGCTAATTGGAAACTTCTATTAGTCCAGTTAATTGGGTTTCTATTTTCGAGGTAACGAAATACTGAATCGTCCGTAGGTACTTTATTAACCTGACTAAGATATACAAAGAACGGTGACTCCTCTGGAGCTAGTTCGTGTACTCTGTCGCCAAAGTTATAAATCCGCCTACGGTCAGGGGCTACCCCTGTGCCAGAATCACTAGCTGTAGTCGAGGCTGTAATGTCAGATGCTTTTAAACCACCTGAGTTATATGATATAGCCATAATATTCTCCTATGCTATGTTTTGTGTTAAGGCAATCTTCCAGCTTTAGATGCTCCCATAAGAGTGTCCCAAGCTTTCGATTCGTTCGACTTACGTACTGGAACTTGATTGCTCTGAGTTCCTGCTGTACGTGGAGTCGCTTGTTTCGTTTGTGGAACTTGTACGGTTTGTTGAGACATAGACTTTCCTGTTTGCTCACGCCAAAGATTAACTAACGAACCTACAGGTACGTTAGATTTTGGTTGTGATACAAAATCCAGAAACTCATTTATGTCACTATCATTCATATTATGATTATTACGTAGTTCGTTCCGTGTGTTATTCATAGTCATTTCAGATTGAATACGTCCGATTTCTTTATCTACTACACTATGTATAGTTTGTTGTTCTTTCTGTACTCTCATCTGATATGACGGTGAATCCGGTTTGTAGTATGCATCCCAAGGGTTAAACTCGTCCTCGGACATTTGCACCTGCTGTGGTTGCTCTGCCTGTTTTTGATTTTCCTGTTGTATACTGAGGTACTCTGTAATGGACGATTGCAATTTTGCATTATCTGCACTTGCTTTGTCATACATTGACTGCCATTTTTTTACCTCATCCTCAAGTGGATTAGACTCAACTTGTTGTTCTTCTACAGGTTGCTCACCATCTATGTTTGCGGATGTTTCCTGTTCTTGTTCGATTTGCTGTTCTACGACAGCATCTGCATTAGCTTCAGCCATATTAATTTCCTTTCTTTAAGATGTCTCGTCATCATCTGGAACTGGACTACCCATACTACCGAGCATAGCATCTTGCTGACGTGCGATAGCATTTTGTAATCTTTCCGATTCGAGCCTCACCTTGGTTGTTAGTTCATTGGCATTTATTCTCTTATCAGCTCTAGCGTCTGCTGCTACATTACCGAGTTTAGATTTAAATTTCTGAACCTCTACTCGTTTTCTGTCTGCAACAGACTCCCTTCGGGCGGTTTGCAAGTCTCCTTGCAATTCTTTTAATTGTTGTTGTAATTGAGCATTTATTGCTTGTAATTGTTCTATTTCGCCTGTTCTTTGCATTATACCTTCTTTGTCAAATATTTCTGGATTCTTTTTAAGAACCTCAAGTTTATCAACTATACCCATTTGGTATGCCTCTAAATATACATTAAGTTCTGCATATTTAGAAGTAGGTAACGTAGAACCGGGAACAATACGTATATCGTGTTGCTCAATATTATTTTTATCTTTTTGTATATCGATGATTGTTTGCGTCATATCATCATACATATTTACTGTTACTTCTGTTAAATCATTGTTTGGTTGTGCTGTTCTAAAATATTTTTTATACGTATACTGTTGTTTAGACATTGCGTAAATAACACGACCTAATTTTATAATACTATGTTCTACATCACGCAACTTTGACTTACTACGTTCAGAACCTAACGCAATCATTTGTTGCGTACCTTTAAATGTTTCAGGTGCTTTATCTGCCATACCGTGCATAATCTCTGGTATACCAAATATAAAATCTATATAGAACTCACATTGTTGTATTAATCTATAAAACTCTCCTGCTAGTGGAGTAGGAGATGGATAATGTGGTTCTCCTTGTGAACTATCTACTTCTATAACTGCATTAGGGTTAGCCCAATCACGCTCTAATTGGTCTAGTCCGTTTACTGCACTACCTACAGGTACAAGTAATTTTAATCCTGCTGATGCTTGAGCGTGTGATAATGCAAGTGACCATAGTTTATTTAACAATCTTTGCATTGGTAATGCCCTAGATACGTCAGACCTTGGGTAAGGTGTTTCAGTCCAGTTATTAGGAAAAGCTACAATAGGGTAATCTTTTAAGTTTAATGTGTATTCATCTAATACTATTTCACCACAAGTAACCATTACAGCTACTCTTGTTTGTATAAAAGCCTCATATGATAAAAGATTTCTTTCAAAATCACTAGCACGTTCGTCTGAAATAATTAAGAACTCTTCTTCGTTAAGAATAGACTCTGCACCTGTTTGATTGTCTATAAGTCTATAAAACGTAACTTTTTTCTTATAAAATCTTTCTAAGACCTGATATTTATTCTCACGATAGTAATCATAGTCTTTTGTTTCTGATGGTGTATATACATCTCTTGATAGTTTATTTTGAGTATTTGGAAAGTCTTCATCAGAGTATGTAGATATATCATTTAAGATACTATCTAGCTCTTCTCCAGTTTCTTTATCTATTGTTGCACCTAATTCAGGGTAGAGGTTTACAAGTTGTTCACCTGTTAAAATAGTAGACAAGATGATTCCATCGGCATCGCCAAACCATCTGTCTCTTGATGAAGGAGGAACGTAAACCCTAAAAGGATTGATGTGAACAAATCTTACATCACCTCTACCCATATCAGCTTCGGCATCAACATATACGTATAAATATCCAATGCCAACGGTTGAAAAATCGTGTATAGCTTGTTTTACTTGAGAGTCTCCATCTGAGCCTTCCCATATAGCTCCAAGCATTGTTTGCCAAACTTTTGCCATCTTTGCATCGCTATCCTCACGTGGCATAGCAGTAAAGACTGGCGGTCTAGCAGTCATAAATGATTTTAGTTTTTCTACAGCAGGAGATATTCTATCCATAGGAATATCTGCCTGATTACGTGATTGTAGTTCATCAGACTCATCAGAAGTAAAGTGATTACCTAAGTAAAAGTCTAAATCCTTACGTGCTTGAGAATCCCAAGAGTCTCTAGCATCTCGCCATCTTTTAAATAATTCTTCGTTATATAATGCTTTTGGGTCGTATTCCATTAAATTTTTGCACCTGTAAGCCAGTTATATGATTTCAATTTTTTTCTCACTTTAGAAATTGTATCTGAAGTGCCTTTCTTAAACCTGCTACTTGCAGGTGGTTGTGAAAAATAATCAGCATAATACAACGCATCCATTAAGTCATCGTGCTTTGAAACAGGATGCTCAAACATCTCATCAACCAACTCGGTCATAGATTTACGTATGTATAATTTTTTCGAATTTACAATAGCTCCTAGCGAAGTTTCAAGTCTATCTTGTTTTTTTATTCCACCCGGAGGCTTTACGCCTTTAAATATACCCGGCATCAATCTTCTATCGTCTGCCGCAAGTCTTGTTGTCATATCACGTACCATTTCTTGAGCAGCTACGGTTTCTATAGTAACTCTACGAACCGGAGCATACTTACGTGCATATTGTATAATAATCTCTGGTAAATCAAAGGTTGGTATACGTTCACGGTAGTAATCAAGTACGTATCTATTTTTATTTGAGTCTATACCCATAACAACAATTACTTGAAAGTCTGACGTAGAAGTAGCTGTAGCAGCAATATCAACACCCATATATACGTTTAATGGTATTGATTCACCATTTAAATCTAAGAAACAAAACCTATCTTCACTTTTAAATACACCGTTATGGTATTTAATTCTATCTATTTTAAACGAAGCTGATGACGCATCACGTGCATCATTCATATATTCTTGAGCAAACTTGTTTAACATACCTGCTTCAGCAAACTCAGACTTCTTACGTTCTAGTTTAGTTAAAGGGAATTGTTCTTCCCATATAGGCTTTTCGTTTTCTATAGCTCTATAAAAGTTTAAATCCCAAGGATATTTTTCATTATTTACCTTTGCATCATTGAATCCATCTATTGTCATTTGTAAAAAACTATCAAAGTGTACAATCGTACCAGATAACCATATCCATCCTTCACGTCCCGGAGATTCTTCTAATGCTGGATATACAGTAGATACAACCCATTTTTTTATCTCTGACCTACGTTCTGGTGTTTTAGTATTTAACTCTGATTCAAAGTCATCTAGTATGATACCAGTATACCTTACATCTATTTCTGTACGTCCACGCAATCTTTGACTAGTACCTTTTGCAATTATTCTATCTCCCTTAGAAGTTACTAAATCTTTTTCTGTCCAACGTTTACCAGCTAAATCACCTGCTAATTGTCCAAAGTAGTATTGTATTGACTTATTAGTTTCTAAATGATTACGTATATACTTCAAGTGGTCAATAGCTTGACCTTGTTCTTCTGCTACCCAAGCTATAAAATTACGTTCTTCTGCTGGGGAAAAACATATTTTGTGTAATATAGCTGCTTTTGCTAGTATAGACTTACCAAAACCTCTAGGCATTATGTTACAAACACGTGCGCCCGGCTTTGTTGTTATAAGTTTCTTAGCTACTTCGTAATGAAATGGGGGAGATTGACTTTTATTTAGGAAATCATTAGGTAAAAACGCACGTCCAAAGTAAATAAGGTCGTTTAAAGAACGTGAAAGTACTTCTTCTTTCTCTGATAACTCAGATGGAGAACTTATAATGTTGAATACTTTATCTTTTTCCAAGGTTCTGTTGTATTTAGTTCTTCATAGTGGTGTTTTAGTAACCCAAATGCGTAATCAATAGACTTTATTTCTTCTTTCTTTCGACTTCTAAATCTAAATCTACTCATCGCCTTCCTCCAAGACGTTTTCTGCGTGGGCTATTTGCTTTATTTCGTCTGCTTTCTTTAGTTTCTGTAGTTGTTCTCGTGAAAAACCTTGAAAGACTGTAAGAGCCTCACGTTTCTCTTCTTTTGGAAACATATCTTTTATCTTCATTAGCAATTCTATAGCACGTAGCTTATCAGAATCCTTACCTTCTAGGTTTTCTATTACGTCTTTGGTCTTTTCAAATAAGTAATCCCTGTTTATTCCTATCTTATCTAACGATTCTATATTCTCTTTGCTTATCATACTTATAATCCTTTCTTGCTTTAGTAATACTCTTGATTGTTGTTTAGCTATCTCTACGTTATTTGTTTTAAATACTTTTAAGTAGGATTGTACAACATCTTCTCCATTTGCAACGTATCTAGCAAATAAAGTTTCATTACCTGTAGGGTTTTTTCTTTCTTTAACTGCTTCTTCACTAGTCTTATCAGCTGAGAAAGAGTATATATTCTTTTTTGGTTTACCTGAAAGCTGTTGGTTTACGTTTACTCTACGCAATCCAAGTAACGTGCGCACGTAGTAGTTGTTTTTTTTGTTATTAAACTTTTTTCTATCTAGTATTCTAACAACCTGTCCGTCATCTGTAAGTGTGTATGAACCGTTACGTGCGGTGCGCCAATCTTTTTCAAGGTCTTTATTAGGAAAGTATTCCCTAAACTCTTTTTCAGATTCAAAAACAAACTCACGTTCGCCTTTAACCTTACGTTCATACACTTTCTGTATCTTCTGCTAGTTTCTTTATAAACCAAGTGAGTTCTTCGTTTGATTTGAGAACTTTGTATAATTCACTCTGTAGTTCGGATTTGTTAAACAATAGATAGCTAGGGTTTATTCTATCTAGGTATCTTTTTTCAAATGTTTTTAGTTTTTCCATTTTAATATTCCTTATCAAGTTATGGTATAAATTATAAAAAAATGTTAAATGAGTAAAGTTTTTTGTTGATTTATTTCTTTTTGTGTATATATTAATAATATATATATAGATATATAGATATATATAGATATATAAATAATATATAATAATATATTAATACGTAGTATATATATAATATATATAGGAAAACTTGAAAAAATTACCCAGCTATGTGTGTCTCCCTTTTATATGCCCCCCACACCCCTGCTTACGTAATTACGTTGAAAAAATTACGTTGAAACTTTTACGTTACGTTTTATCAGATTAAAAATTCTATGCCACTACGTAAAAAATTCTATGTCAATACGTCATAAAAAAAGTAGCTCTAATTTATTGTATATACGTGTATTATAGTATTTAAATAGTAACATATGAGTACGTAAAATGTCTATAATTTGCGCTATTGGTGGCGCAAATAAGACTATCAAAACAGCGCAACGTTTACGTAATTAATATCATAACGTATTATTATTAATTTGGTATTATGGTATTATTGTATTATATTCTTTTATGGCGGAGCCTATAAATATATTAGTTTTAAATAACGTAAAAATTTCGATAGTGTTACGTATTCACAAAATACCTACGGAGGTAAATTATGGATAAACACGTAACCGCAAAAAAGCCAACTACCATTAAAGGCTATAAAGTTAATGGTAACAACGTAATCTTGACACCAACACAAATGGAGTCAATGACTGCGAATTATGAACTAATGGGTAATCTACAATTCGATACAATCGAGGCGTATATATGTACATTAGTTTCTAATGTGTTAAAATCACATAACGTAACAATAACATCTTTTCAAGTTGGAGCGGATAAAACTGGTTCCAATTCCGATGTTATGAATACGTTTTTACAAGAGATTGACAAATTACACAAACAATTTGTTAATGATTGTAAGGGTGAAATATTTTCTATAGATGGAAAATATTTTTGGTTAGATGGAAAAAACAAAATGCGTGAATTTAGCGCAACGTTTACAGCGAGAACGCCGGACGGCTACACCGCTACAACGTATCAAGAGCATCTAATCAAAAAAGCTGAAGCCCTTGGTTTAAACCTAGATAACGAGGTTAAGGACGTTGTCGAAGAAGAAAAAACAGAAGTTGATTCAGAAGTAATCAACGAAATATAAAAACCCGAATGCGTAACACTATCAAAAAATTTAATTCACATATTTATTTGTACTACGAATACAAAGCATTATTAAAAATAAAAGCTGAAACGTTTAACAGGGATTATTTTGTTAAAGCTAAAAAACGTATTGCCAAAACAATTACAGACGAAAATAAAAAGAAGTATTATTTTAGAGGTAAACGAAAAGAATTAAAAGACTGCGAACACGTACGTTTTATGGTTCAAACGTTAACAGAAAATAATCGACTTGATTTATTAAATGATGACTTTTTTGAGATGGATAAGTGAACGTAGGATCTGGAGGTCCAGACGTACAAAAATTTTTTATCAAAGAAAGCTTCGTACTTACGAAGTATATAGTAACAAACGTAACTAAAGGAGATACAATATGTATTCAGTTGAATTAGTAAAAGTATTTGCTGAACTCTTCGTAATCATTATAGCTATGATGATGGGTTGTTTAGCAACGTTGTCTTATCAAACTTGGAGTAAAAAATGAAGTATTACCGCATACTAGAAAAACTAGACCGTATATTTGACTTCCTTGGAAGTGATACTATGTTCTACATTATTACTATTTGGTTCGTACTAATATTTTTATCAATATTTATTTAGGACTCATTACTGCGTGGACTTCGCTAGTTACAACGTAGTAGTGTTTACCTCCGTAAGCGTAGAGCATACCAAGTCTCTCTTCCTTCTTGTACTTGGTTGTCAGTCTCTACGCATTTACGTACATAAAGGAATAAACTAATGCAAACATTTTTACCATACGAAAACTTCAAAGAAAGCTTAGACGTATTAGATAACAAACGTTTAGGTAAGCAGAGAAGTGAGACGTATCACATACTAAATATATTATTACAACGTACACAAAAGAATGGGTACGCCAATCACCCCATCGTACATATGTGGCGAGGCTACGAACCTGCACTACAACAATACTTCAACGTGAATACAGAAGTGTGGTTAGGTCGTGGCTTCCGTCATACAATGGGTTACGAAATTATTACAGATGAAATACGTATGCCTGAATGGTTTGGTGACAAAGTATTTCACGCTACTCACAGGTCTAACTTATTACGTAAAGACAGTGGGTACTATTCAAAGTTTGGATGGAAAGAAAGTTCCGATGTTCCGTACGTGTGGCTTGACCCACAACGTGAGCAATGGTTCTTTATTCATCCGGAAACAAAGAAACGTATGTATATATAAATGCATACTTAATTAACAAACAGGAGGGACGTATGTCCGAAACAAAAAAACCTAGCTTTCATCAGCAGTTAAATGATGTAGGTTATTTTTGTACAGAAGAGTTCGCTGACGTAGTCGAGAACGCTTTGCACAAAAAACCTATGTCAATTACAATGTTGAAAGGGAAAGCAGGTACGGGGAAATCATATCTACCCGAAAAGATAGCTGAGATACTTGGATGTAATATCTACGTAAAACAAGCGGCTAAAGATTTCGATTGGTATGACTTCGTACAAAACTATATACCCGATGAAAACGCAAAGTCAGGTATTGTTGCAAAAGATTCTGAACTGCTACTTGCAGTAAAAGAATCAAAAGATAAACGTGTAGTATTGTTGCTTGACGAATGGGATAAGACGCAACATTCTGCTGATGGTATGTTCTTAGAGTTCTTACAGACTGGACGTATCAGCGTTAAAGGTGAAGAGTTCAAAGCTAACTTAGATAATCTTATCATATTCTTTACGGGTAATGATGACAGATTATTTTCAGAGCCATTCATTAGACGTATGAAGTTTATTGAAGTGGAACATATGCCACCTAATCTAATACTGCAAATACTTCAGAGTAAGTATAAAGGTAATAAGGACGCAGAGAAAATGTTCAATGCCGTACTTAATCTTTACAATACATCTATCTTAGCAGACTTAGATAAACCTGCTACGGTACAAGAACTTTGTGACGTAATCAATGATTGGGTACGATACAAACGTAAAGGTAAAAGTCCAAGGTGGGAAGAACTTGTATATCAAAACGTAACTAAGACTAGAGAAAATCATAATGAGTTACAACGTGCGCTTGAATCTATCAAGAACGGAGAACTTCGTAATGAGTCAGAGTTTAGCAAGGCACTAGATGTTACGTATTTTGATAAACAAGCTGAAGTAGAAGCTGAAACTATATCTAATGGTTTTGGTTCTGCCCCACGTATGATGGAGATACTAGGTATTAATACTGAATTTGGTACAGATGAAAATGATGGTGAAGTTTACGCAGAGTTTCAACGTGATGATGCTGTATACACCAATGCTTACGAAGATGCCATAAATAATGATGAAGACATAAGTCAACCTCATTTTGTATCTTGGTATACAGTACGTGATTCTAGTATTGAACGTTCAAAGTCATATGATTTACGTGAGATAGTAGAAGAACAGATGAAGTTTAGAAGACTGCGAAACTCAGATGGTACGTTAGTTTTTACTGAACCTAACGCAGGTAAAGCTGATGTTGCAGACTTCCTTGAATTAACTGAGTCAGATGCATACATACGTAAAGCTACTAACAATGAAATAATATTCAGAGTTACTTCACGTGGACGTACTAGGAATCATCAGAACAGTATAGAGTATAATGCAAGATGGACTAAGGAAAATGGATGTGAGTTTATTGTGCCTACGAATGCGTTAGACTTGTTTACAGATACAATAAAGTCTGTAGATTGGTACTCAGATGGTGATTATAGATTACGTTTAGATAATATATGTCTTGACTTAATGGGTAATCATATCAGTACAAACAAGTATGTTAACGTAAGAACGTTAGGTAACTCCGATAAATTACTTGATGTAATAGTAGCTGGAGAAAGACGTTCTAATGATGAGTTGTCGTACCATATGATGATGTACAAAAGTAAATCAGCAAAAATCAAAGAGACTAAACGTACTACTACATACGACTTAGGTTGGGCAGTTGTACGCTCTTGGCATCTCAAAGACAAACCTAACTACAAGAATCACGTAGTGATTAAACGCTCACCTAATATAGATTCTAGTAAAAGCACACTTGCTTTGCAGGTTACGTTTCTACAAAAGAAGTTAGGATGTCAGACAATACCTTTGTTCGTAAATATGAATAAAGATTTGTATCTCAAGATGCCTACGGTAGCTGAAGGTGGTAAGTGGAAAATTGGTAGGTCAACACGTGTAATGGAAGATACATCTAATAAGTTGTTGAACATCTATTGCGTAAATACATTTGACAATACAACGTTTGTTGCTATGCTTAAAAAAGATGAGACAAACATTGGTGACCTTATAGATTGGCGTAAGCATATGTTATTTACACGTAAAAAGATGGAGGAAACTAACGTATGAATAATATAAATCCGTCTTGGTCGCAATGGAAATTAGGAGATACTCCAGAGATTGAACGTTCTGAGCAAGAAGAACCTCCTGTTCAAAATAAAAACGAAGCTCAGAATGATGAGATGGCAGACGTAAAGTCTGCCATCGATTCACATAATTCTGATATAGATAATCAATATCAAAGTTATGAGAAGCCAGTAGATACAGCTACGTTACGTAAGGAAATGTACAACTACGAAGACCAATTAATAGAAGAAGATTTAGATAAGGTCATTAAGAACTTACAACGTAAGACACCTACGAAACTTATAGATACAGATGATGAATTTAAATTAGACTTAAATAAATTTGATGATAGTAATGACACGTACAAAGTTGTAAACGTTGCGAGTAGTGCTACAAAAACACGAGAGTTAAAACGTGTGCCTATTGAAAGGCTACAAAGCAATCGTAGACAAGCTAAAAATAATTTAGAACAACGTGATTGGAAAATAAATACGCAACAGGCACAAAGTGAGTTTTCTTTTGAGGCATTACAAAATCGTAAGCTATCTTCAAACTTAGCATTACTATTTAGTAGGATAGCAGAGGAACGTACAGGTGATAAGATTGCAGGTAGGCACAAATGGGATATAGAAAAGATTATGTTTAGACGTGTATCTAAAAAACTTATTACGCAATGTAAGTACTCACGTGATAAAGAAAAGATTATTATATTACTTGATAGCAGTCCTTCGTGTAGTAGGATGGCAAATTTATATAGTCAAATATCTACAGAGGCTTGTAAGTATGACCACGTAGAACTATATGATGCTCCGAATGGTTACATACATAGTAAGTATTCAATATCTGAGAAGAAGTATGTACCGCTTACAGATGAACAACTTGATAACGTATACTATTGGTTAGGCTTTGAAGGTAGAACTATAATATACTTTGGTGATGAAGATGCTACGTCAAGTATGTACAAGGCTTACAAATATAGTGAGATACATTGGTTCTATCAGAATCCAAGTAGTCATCAAAATAAAATACAGAGACAGTATACACTTGAAAGATTGCACGAAGAGTGGGATGACAAGCTAAAAATTTATGAGTGTAGTAACGTAAACGAAATAGTAAAAGCAGTAAAGGAAATGAAATGAGTAAAATATTTGGAGATGAATTTAAAGATGAGATACGTAATCTAAAGAAACTAGATAAGAATCTTACAGAATGTAAAGCGAATATAGAAGAAGTAATATACGTAATACAAAACAGAAAAGGTTTTATAAATAGTAAACCATCTTTAACTGAAGCATTACAAGCCGTAATATCTTTATCAACTACAGTAGAAAAATTATTAGAAAACATACAAGACTTTGAAAAAACGTATGACAATGCAAGTGGTTGGGTAAAGAAAAGAATAAATAATAAAGCAAGTTTTATAATTGATTTGAATCGCATACGTAAAGTTAGAAGTGGTGCAGAAAAGCTAATAAAAGAATACAATGTGGTACTAAAAGAACTTGGTGCTAAGTATAGGCAAGAGGTATTAAAACGTGATTGATGTAAAAATATTATCAGATAGACAGATACTTGAACGTATCAATAAATACCATAGCATATGGGAAATGACAAAAGAAATATCTGACCTTAATGAATATGCAGAACTAATACGTGAAGCAACTAAAAGAGAATTTGAACTATAATAAAAGGAGAACGTAATGAAAGAAGAAAACATATTTGATGACTTCGAAGTCGTTGATTTAACAGAAGATATAGGGGACGCAGTTTGTTGCGACTTCTGTAATTTTGGAGAAGATACAATGGGCGGTGTTATGATAGGCAGTAATGCAATCTGTGGAGATTGTTGTAAAAAGAATGACTACTATTATGATAAAGCTGAAGACGTAGACTATTACTTTGATAGAAATAGAACGTTTAAAGAGAACGTTTTAAAGTACAGAAAAGATAATGCTAGAAATAAAATTAACTCTAGTATAAAGTTTAGAGTTGGTGAAGGTCATACGTTTAAAGACAATATAAAAAGCCTTACTGATATGCAGTTAGATGTAGAAGAGATACTTAAAGTAAGTATGGAGATGGAAAAATCAAATCCAAGTAAGTATAGAGATGCAGTAAAAGACTATATAAAACGTAGACCGAGTATCTTTGAGGTTCTTAAAAATAGCTATGAAGACTTACATTTTGATAGCATAGAAGAGTTTGCATTTAAACTAGCATTGATGCATCTGCACGTAAAGCAACATCAAATAGAGTCTAATAAAAATGATAAGTCTATTAAGATTGAAGCACCTCAGACTACTGGTTACGTAGTGTGTGATACTGTAGAAGAGCAAGAACAAGCACTTCAAAAGGTACGTGAGAGCGAAGAGATGAAAGATATATTTCCAGACATAGCGAGGGCGTAATGAAGATAGAAGCATTTGAACATAACTTAAGACAGAAAACAGTTCCGTTTGCATACTCTGTAATTACTAGTACAGGTAGTCACGTACCAATGGTATTGACTTACGATAAAGAAGGTAATGAAAGAGCGTCTAAACTTGATAGTTTATTTTCGTATGATAATAAAGAAATAATGTTTAAAGTACTTTCTAAATATTTAGATGACGTAGAGGCTTGTGCTTACGTACTAATATGTGAAGCGTATATGAAGAAAGTATCTAGAGAAGATTACGAAAACAAATCTGAAGAAGAGTTTAATGACGTTATAGAGAATACTAAAACCAATGAAGTACTTACTATTACGTGGGAATACAGAAATGAAACTAATAAAAGTGGTATAATAAGTACACCTATATTAAAAAATAGTGGTATAGTAGAAATAGACTACGAAAATACAGTAGATAGGTACGATGAAGACGGTGAAGTTGAGGGTCGTGCTACTAGTTTACTATAGATTGTATTATAGTATTAAACAAAATAATAAAAGTACTTGTGATAGGTTATTTCAAGTATTAAGTTAAGTATATCATATATATATAATAACGTATGTTATGATTAATAATATTTAATACGTTATTATATTAAATAATACGTACGTTATATATATATATTTTTTAACATACCAAAAACTAAGGAACGTAAATGGCAAATAAAAAAACAATCGTTACATCATTCAGAGCGAATCAAGGTATATGGAAGAAGCTAAAGATAGCTTCGGCAATAGAGGGAGTAGCTATTCAAGATAAGTTAAATGAAATCATTGAAGACTACGTAAATTCTAAGTATGGACACCTACTAAGTCAGAATATAACTCAGAGTAATGATGCCGAAGAAGAATAACTATCAGTACAAATCTGTACAAGAAATATACGACAATTATATACAAGGTAAGAATGATGTAAAAGTTAAGACTCGATACGTTGGTAAGGAGTCTTGGTTTCATTCTTCTGTAAGTGGCTTATGCTTACGTAAACATTACTACGGTTCTGTGGTACAACCCGATGAGAAACAATCACACGATATAAATACATATAGATTGTTTAGATTAGGAGACATAGTACATACAGACATACAAGAAGCAGTATCAGATTATGCAAAACAAAATGGTATTCCAATCTTTATTGAGAATGAAATACGTATTGATGATTTAAATATGCGAGGCTTTATTGACTTAGGCTTTGTAGAAGATGGAGTTTTGTACGATATAAAAACTTGTAACTCTTGGAAATGGAAGACAATGTTCGGACGTTATGCAAAGTCAGATGCAATATCTAGGAACTATAAGTTACAACTTGGTACGTATGGATTGTGGTATAAAAGAAAGTATGGAAAACTAAACGGATTAGTTCTTGTTTTCTACAACAAAGATAATTCTAGGATGAGAGAAGTCAGCTTAGATTTAAGCGTAGTAGACGAGGCAGAACAATATTGGATTACTGCTAACAAAGTAGTTCAAGAATCAAAAGAAAGTGGAGTACCACCTGTATTAAACTTAGGTGTAACACCCGCTGAAGAGTGGGAATGTAACGTAAAGTATTGTCAATTTTTTGACGTATGTGGTGGTGGAATCAAAGGTAATTTTTAAATAACAATAACAATCATATAAGAGAGGAACGTTTATATGGCTAAAAAGAAAAATACAAATATGGTTCTTTGGGAATCTGTTTGTGAAACAGACCCGAAGTATACAAAGAAGGTGAATCAACGTGGTGGTTTTACTGCGATTGGTGCGCAATCTCAAGTAATGAAAGCAACAGAAATGTTTGGTGCTTTTGGTTACGGATGGGGAGTAAGAGAAGAAAGAATAGAACGGTGGGAGAATTGTGGACTAGTAGTTTATCAAGCTACGTTGTGGTTCTTACAAGATGGTAAAGCAGAAGAAGGAATTATCCCATTACATTCATCCATAAAGTATAGTAGTAACGGTAGAATAGATGATGACTTCTTTAAGAAGGTAGCTACTGATGCCCTTACAAAAGGACTAAGTAAACTTGGATTTAATGCTGATGTATTTATGGGTATGTTTGATGACAACAAGTACGTAAATCAAATATCAGATAAGTATAAAGAGACCAAGGCAAAGCCAAAAGGTGCACTTACAAAACAAGTAACACCGCTTACTGATAAAGAGAAAGAGGCAGTACTTCAGACAATGGATTCAACTGTAAGTAAAGATGATGATTTTTACAAGAAAGTTGAACACGCTTTGAAGACAGATAAGATAACAAAAGAAAACGTAGATGGTTCTTTAATTAAGATATTAGAATATGTAGAAAAGAAAAGTGAGGTGGCAAGTGAGTGATGATTTTTTAAATGACATATTAGGTGGGGCATCCAATACGGATGCCTACTACCACGAGGAACAGAACGTAAGCATAGATGATGGTACATACCCTGCTACTATAATAGATTTAACTCAATCTAACGTAACTACTAGGTATGGTACTAGCGCAGATTTATATAAACCCACATATCAAATTGCAAGAGGTAAGAATAAAGGTGTTACTGTAAGTGATAAGGGAATATGGAGATTTAAAAGCGAACCATCAAGCGCACGTAATAAAAGCAGTCGTGGTAATATTATATATAAAAATATACTAGACATACTTTCAATAGAACTTGAGCAAGTAGAAATAGATGGCATTATTATGCGTAGGTTACCAGAACTTACAAAGGATAATGTAAAGGGTAAGAAAGTTTTAATTAGCGTACAAGATGATGACTACAAATCTAATTATGGTAGACTAGCATCTAAGGTAGCAATGATACATAGCGAGTGGGCAGATGAAGTTGAAGTTAAACAATCATAAAAGTATAGAGTCTGAAGAAGCGTTAATTGCTTCTGTAATTACAGATAGTAGAGAAATTGAGAAAGTTAATTCTATAATTAAGACAGATATGTTCTACAGTAAGTTCAATCAAATTGTATGGGATAAGATTATTTCTATGCAACAGAATGGAGTTAAGGTAGATTTAACTACAGTTACATCTCATCTTAATAATGATACCGATACTACAGTAAGTGGTTACAGTCCCGCATTTAAACTTACAGGCTACTTTAATAATATGTCTACGTCAGCTAATGCAATTCAATATGCAAAGAATGTGTATGAGAAATATGAGCTACGTAATATAGAAGACTTAGCTACGGAATTAAAAGGTAGCATAGGTAAAGATAATCTTAAAACAGTTGATGCATTAACTAACGTACATAAAAAGATTAGTAACGTATTAAGTGTACACGGAGATGATAAGTTTCATTTACGTAGTGCGCTTGAGAAAGCTATAAAAGATATGTACAATAAAGATAATACTATACGTTTTGGATTTAATGGATTAGATAATCTTATAGGTGGTATGAGACGTGGAGAAATTACTACCATTGCAGGTAGACCCGGTCATTTTAAAAGTACAATGGCTATTAACATAGTACATAATCTTTTATCTAACGGCTACAAAGTTCTTGTATTTAATAGAGAGATGAAGAATGAATCTATGTTAGCTAAATTAATTGTTGCAGATTCAGACCAAGTAGATTACTCAAGAGTTGTTACGGGTACGTATACAGATAAAGATAAAAAAGATATAGCTAATACTCAGAAGAAGTTATTAAAAAAGTATGGCAAGAATCTTATAATGAAGGATAGAAGTAATGACTTTGAATCTACTGTAGCTACAATAAGACAGGTAAAACCTGACGTAGTTGTAGATGATTACATTGGACTTGCTACACTTAGACATATTGAAGACCCAAGATTGCGCATAGATAATATTATGAAAGAGTATAAACTCTTATGTAAGTCTTATGATATGTGTGCAATCATTGTATCTCAATTAAATAGAAAGTGCGAGGAACGTACAAATAAGAGACCTATACCATCAGACCTACGTGAGAGTGGTTCAATAGAACAAGACTCTGAAACAATACTATTTATGTTTTATGAATATAGATACTTACAAGACGGTTCAAAGAACGGAGAGTTTGGTATTGATATAGTAGTAGGTAAGAATAGGTATGGTAAAACTGGTACTGTAGAACTAGGTGTAGTAGGAGAAAGATGTAAGATATACGACCATCATTCTATTGCGTTAGCAGAAAAATATGAAATAGAGGAGAAAGGCAATGACTAAAGAATTTTCTTTTAAAGTTAAGATAACTAAATCAGAACTTAATATTATAGTGGAGTCTTTACGTAGATTTAAAAAACAATCTGACTCTGTTCCTGTAATAAAAGATAGGGTAAATGATTTGTTTGAAGACTTTAAAAAAATAAAAAGTGATGTTAAAAAAATTGAAGAAAATAAACTAAAGAAAAGAGAGGTTACATACGATGCCCCCATACATACAGAAGAAACCATCAAAGAACAAACGTGTAAAATCTGCGAGTAATGTAAGACGAGGCAGAAGAAATAGACAACGTGGTGCAGAACTGCAACGTTTATTAGTTAATAAATGTAAGGAACTAGGACTAGAGGCTCATAACAGAGACAGAGGCGGTGCAATGCACGAAAAAGGTGACGTTGAAATACAGGGAGAGTTTTACGGATGTAAACGTAGAAAAAGAATACCTACATATCTTATGCCGGAAAAAGAAGAAATAGGTGTAGTGTTTAGAGGTGAGCGTATGCCACCTATGATTTCATTACCACTAGATAGGTTCTTACTTATGTTAAAAATAGTAACGGAGGAAGAATGAATTGTTGTTTATGTAAAGAAGAAATAGATGACAGGTATAGTAATAACGCAGAGCCTGTAAGTAACGGACGATGTTGTAATAGTTGTAATGAACAAGTAGTAATACCTAATAGAATAGTAGAGGTTTTAAAGTGAACGATAACTTAAAAGACTTTATAGAGTTTTACGCAGATGATGAGAGTATAAAACTTGATGATTACAATCATTGTATAATAGGAGTCGATACAAATCAAAGAATAATATATGATGCCAATAAAATTTTAGAAACATTAGCATCTGATATGAAGATAGAAGAAGCTGTAGAATATTTTTATTACAACATAGAAGGTTCAAAGTTAGGAAAGTTTAATCCAATATACGTATTTAAATATGAGGAAATAGAATGAAAGTAAGTGAATGTTGTGATGCTAAAATAATTTATACTGATATTTGTAGTGATTGCAAAGAACATTGTGGAATATATGAGGAAGTAGAATGAAAATAAAAAAGAAATATAATAAAGATATTGTTAATCTAGTTGAAGAAAGATTAAAAAAAGGTAAGAGTGAGTACGGTGGGGAAATAGATGTACACGATGGTAGGGATTGGACTCAAGAAGCATTAGAAGAAATAATAGATTGTTGTGTGTACGTAGGCGCATTAATTTTAGAGTTGCAAGAAAGGGGTAATAATAAATTAAAAAATTCGGGTGATGAAGTCGAATATAAGTATTAATTTAAGACTAGGTATGACAAAAAAAGCATTGATAATAAAACCTAGAAAAGGTTTTGTATTCTTAGAAAGTTTGAAAGAAGGTGTATCTTTTACTACTGAAGGTGGACTAGAAGGCACTGTAATCAAAAGCAACGAAGGGAGTGTGCTTTGTTATTTTACAAAGTATGATTGTAAAGACGATGATAATAAAAAGTATTGGCTTAATAATCATAAAAGAATTGCTCCAAAAACGAACGTAAAAAAGAAAGGAAGTTAGTATGTCTGATTATGATAATACAAACTCTGGTGCATTGTTTACAAACAACACCAAAGAAGAAGGCGATAACAGACCCAATATGACAGGTCTAGTTAACGTAGAAGGTAAAGACTATAGAATATCAGCTTGGTCTAATACATCACAAAAAGGTATGAAATACTTATCACTAAAGATACAAGAGAAGCAAGAAGAGTCTTCTCAAAATCCGCCTAGTGATAACGTACCTTTCTAAATAAAAAGATAGTAGTCTGCAATCATCCCTCTTCTACCTACCGTATGTGTCTACCTCAGTATGGTTGCAGACTACAGAATTAAGGAGTAAATATGAACGTAAACCATCCTCCAAAGGTTAAGAACTTTAAAGAGAAAGCTAAGAATGACCCAACTGTTAGAGATAAGTATATAAAAAAATTACATTCTTGGGATTCAAAACGTACGGATAATAAATTAAAATTATGTACTAAGTGTAAAACAGTTTGGGAAATTTGTAAGAGAACACAAAATAATAAAACTGTAACTAGTTATAATTATTATGATGACTTTCCTACTATAGGTAAACGTAGGGAAGTCTGTCCAAAATGTAGAGTTCAAGCAGATGAAAGCTGATTGCTTGGTTGGCGTTAAGTAATAAGAAACGAAAAGGTTTGAACTCTACAAAAAAATGTAAATCTTGTGATTTAGTTCAAGATTATATTTTATTCCCGGATAGCGGAAAAACTAGTAAGGTTACAGGAAAACCTTATAGACGAAAAGAATGTAGAGAATGTTATAATCTTAGAAAAAATATTTATAAAAAAAATAAAAAAAGAACTTTAAAAATAATAAAAGAACATCTTTCTTGCGTTGGGTGTGGTTACTCTAGACAAAGTAGTATTTTTTTTACAACAAGTGCTTTAGAGTTTCATCATAAAGATGGAAACAAAGAACATAATATTTCAAATATGATACAACAGTTTGGTTTCTCATTAAAAAAAATAGTAGAAGAAATAAATAAGACAATTATAGTTTGTTGCAAATGTCATAGAGAACATCACTACGGAAATAGAAGTTTTAAAAAAAATAAAAAATTAAATATAGACTATAAAAAAGTTAAAAAATTATATAATAAAATATTAGAAATGGATAAATAAAAATTAGGAGAAGTAATGAAAGAAATAGAAAAGAAAATAATAGAAAGATATAATCAAAGGTTTCCTAATTCAACATTAAAACTAAGTAACTTTGAGTACGAAAGATTTGATGCATATAATGATAAGTGCGTAGTAGAAGTAAAACATAGAAACGAGTGGTACGATAGGCAGTTAATAGAGTTTGATAAGTTTTCTTATAATAGTTGGTATGCACATATATCTAATAAAAAATTCTTTTACGTAGTAGCTTCAGGTAAACGTATAGTAATATATAATATTACAGATTTAAATAAAAAGAAATACGATTACAACTGGCAGTATAAAGAGATGCCAAAGCAAACAGAGTTTGATGATAAGAAAAAAATTGTAAAGTTTGTAGGCTATTTGGATTTAAATATACTAAGGTCTTCAAGTTCAGTATATGAGTTTGAAGTTGTTTAAAAACTATCAAACTTTAAATAGTTATTACGCATAACATTATCTAATAATCTCATTCTATCTTCATATATCTTCATAAGATTTTCTACCTTCTTTCTATTATCGGTAGATAAAGATTCTTTATATTGGTCTGAAAATCTTTTACCCATTACTATTTTATCCCAATCTTCGGGATAAGGTCTTAATCTTTGCTTCAAACTAGATTTCATATTAGAATGTACATCATTTCTTATTGTACGTTTATAAAAATTTTCATTTCTAGATGCCTTAGTTTTAGCTAATTTGTGTTCTAAGAAAGCTCTAGTTTTTAAAAAATCTTTTTCAAAATATTTATCATCACCTGCTATTAAAGATTGCGATAGGAACTTAAAGTAAAATTGTTTATCAGTGAACTCACCTTTTTTTATTACTGCTTCAAGTCCTGACCTTTGTTCTTTATTTTTGAACTGCTGGTAATTATCTAAAAATTTAAACTGCAATCTTTTTTGGTCATCAAATTGTTTATTAATATCATTATTTTTTTCTTTATAGAAATCAGAAACTTGTTTAAATAACGTAACTTGTTTTGTAGCATAGTCTACCGTGCCTTTTACAGCTACGTCAAGGTCTTTTATTTCCGTAAGGCTTTTACCATAGTTTATAAACTCTGATACAAATTCAACTGGTACTGGTACATAAGAATCTATCACTCCACCATAGCCATCAAAGACATTGCTCAATAAACCAAGAGCCTCACCCCTAACCGCATAATCAAATAATTGCATTGGAACATTTTTAAAATCTTTACCAATCAAATCTTTTCCAAGAGCATTTTCATAATATAAATTATATAGTGCCGCTCCCGACAATGTACTCCCAGCAGCGAACCTGAAAAGCGGGAAAGGATTGCCATCCACAATAAAAGGTTTTACTGCATTATTGTACGTATTTTCTGTAACTCTGTACGCAGTTCTATAAAACAACGTAAGTGGCTTTACGTTATTTTTTGCCATCCACGTAGGTATGTATGGGAGTTGGGTTACACCCTGAGTCGCAGCCTGAGATTTAAAAAGCCCTCGCTGGTAAATCTCCTCAAACCTTTTATCATTCATTGCTAGGTCAAATGCTTTATCACCAAACTTTTTTCTCTTTTTTAATTCTGATAGCATATAATCTATGTCCTCACCATCTAGATTTATTGCATCTTTTAATATCCTTCTGGCTTCTCTGGTGTTTTTTATTAAAGAACTTTGTTTACTGCTTAATAATGTTTCAAAAGAATCTCTCATTGTTACGTCAGCTACTGCAACAGATGTTCTTCTATTTAATCTTTCAACATTTCTAAATAAAAACGCAGGGTTTAGTTTACCTTTAGTTAAAAATAATTCATCAATAGAATCTGACGTAGCACCTATATTTGTAGCTAAATCTTTATATACATTTCTATTTCTTACGTAATTAGAGTAAGATTTTAATAACTTTATTGTACCTACTGACGTAAGATTTTGTACTTGACCAGTAAGAAAGTTTTTAATTGCAGCAGAAGGTCCTGATAAATACGCACTAGAAATTGTAGTAGTTAAGCCTCTACCAAATCCTGTAAATGGTGTTTCTGCTTCACCACTTAGTAATAATTTTAAAGTAGTATCTGTATAATCAGATGCTCCATCAATACCTTTTAGTTTACTTTCTCTTTCTATAGCACCTATAAATCTTCTTGCAACCTTACCACTAGCACCATCTACGTCAAAATTTCTAGCTAGTGATATAGCATTAGCCATTTTATTACCATAAAAATCTAGTATCTTACTAAAATCTTTTTCATATAATTCTATTACGTCACCTATTACTCTTGATTGATTATCAGCATCTACAATAGACTGACCTTTTTTAAACGTATTTACATTAGGTAATTCATCTAATTGTATTACTTTACCTGTGCCTTTTTCTAATAGCATATAAGGTGGGATGTCTACTTTTCTAGTATCTAATATTCCTAATGGTTTATTAGGGTCTGAAAATGTAAGATAAGCAGCTACTACTTCATCTATTTCATCTTTTGATGCATCTGGATTTGCTCTTTTGAGAGTAGTTCTTAACTTAGTTGTGAAAGAAGACTCGTTTGTTTTTAAAATCTTTTTAGCTTTTTCTGATAATAAATAAGGTACATAATCTTCTACATAAGTAGAGTTCTTAAATGTTAAATCATAATCTACGTTTACAATTTTACCATCTGTATTTTTTACTTTACTTCCTTTACGTTGTAATATTTTTAATACGTCACCATTGTCAAAAGAATCTTCAGAAACTTTTATTATATTACCTTGCTTATCATATATAGATAAGAAGTTTTTAAATTTTTTAGTACCAACTTTTATTTGTCCACCATTACGTGCGTATTCTACTACTAACTCATCAAAGAAATTTCTAGCTTGATTTTTTAAATCACCTACGTCTTTTATATTTTTTATTTTATTTGGGTCTGCAAGTAAAGCTATTTTCTCATCACCCAATGCACCAGTTATATTATCAAATTCTTTTTTACCTAGTTTAAAAGATGCCTTAGTATCATTTGCAAATTTACTAAACATACCTCTTACTAAATTTTTAGTAACAGCATAGTCAGTAACTTTTTTAGATAGCTCTTGTCCTGCTACTCCGAATTGTCTAAAGTTTGCTTCGGGACTAAACGCATATTTTCTGATTGCGTTAAATGTGTTTTTGTTTTTAAAGAAATCATCTGATATATTAAATGGTAGAACCTCATCTAGCTTTGCTCTCTGAATATTTTTTATTTTTAATTCAGGCTTTAACATTTGTTTATACGTAGTTAATTCTTCTATTGTCATCCTATCTGTTTTACCGTAAGACCTAGTAAAGCCAGAACGTTTTAAACTAAATGATTCTTTCTTACCTATACCTAAATCTGCTTCTAGTTTTGATATAGAACTAACTAAGCTTTGATGTTCTTTATATGATTCTGGGCTTAGTGTTTTTAATTCATTACCAGTCTTTAAATTAAAAGGATTCTTTTTAAAGTAAGACCTAGATATTTTTTTAGTGTCAGGTATTACACTTTTAAAATCTTTATAAAATTGATTTAATACTTCCTGTTTTGTATCTCCTGTAATAGATATAGTTTTACCAGATAAATCATCTTTGTCTTTTAATATTGTATACGAAAGTCTTTGACCGCCACCTTTAGCTTCTTTAATTGTTTGAAGCTGTACTAACTGATTAATTTTACCACCACCAGCTTTGCCTATAAATCTATTACGTAAATACTCTGGTCTTTTTGTAGCTAATAATAACTTTACTTCATCTACGTTTAATGCATCCATTAATTTTTTAGATGTAGATTTATCACTAAGTGCAGTAGATATACCATCTTTTACTAATTGTTTTACACGTAAATTATCTGCACCTACTCCAATATAATGAGCTGCTGTAAAAATAGCACCATCAATTAGGTTATCCATTGTTGTAGTTTCATTACCTTTTTTACCAGTACTTCCTACGCCAGATAAAGATGCGCCTACGCCAGTACTAAATACTATTCCAGCCTCAACAGCTTTTCCGCTTTTACTATTAAGTGAAAGACTTCCTATCTTACCCGCACCTAAAACTCTAGGCAAACCACCTAACGTCATAAAGAAAGCATCGCCTATTGGCTTTGTTATTCTTTCAGAGATATTTATTTCTCCTTCTTCATTACGTAATGGTATAGTTTTTTGAAACATAATACCTGACGCAACTAAATTATTTATACCTAAATCAATAGTATTAGCAGCACGTATAGACATTTCATCAGCAGAAG